ACTGACCTTGGGATCATGCGGTGGGACGCTGACCGGAATTGTATCGTCGCCATGTTCGGGGATTCGTTTTCGTTTTCGTGGGGTCAGGATTGGCGGGCACCTGTGCTGGCATGTTTCGACCCTGACTTCAACTGTTTAGGTGTGCCGGTCAGGGATGGTATCGCCACCCAACCTGCTAAACAGTTGTGGGATTATGGTCACAATAATCCTGACTTTTCCACTGTGTTGCCGTGCGATTTTATCAGGGTCGGTTCGACGTGGTTTGTTGCGGTCATGCTTACTCAAGGTTTGGGTAAAGAAATAATGACCGAATTTTGGCAGTCGGAGAATCTGATTGATTGGGAATTGACTGGATTTGGTTTCCCACATCCAGGTTCCGATCCTTGTACCACAATGTTGTCGTTCGACCAGTTCGGTGATGATGTTTATGTTGTGGGTACGCATGGGTTGCGGCGGGATGGCCCTGTCAGGATGTGGAAATGTTCAGCCGCAGAGTTCCCTAAGGGGGAGTGGTTGCCGGTGAATGACGGTAACCCTATTTTGGGTGGGCGTTACGGCGAGTTGTGTTTACGGAATGTGCAGGGCAATGCTGTTCTGTCATTTTTTGATGAACTGAATTACCGGCAGTCGGCGTTGTGTGTGGCTGATCCTGAGGATGATTGGGGTCAAGCTAATCGTGTTGACTATGTGACGGGTCAGCAGCTACCTCAACTGTATGGCGGATACATTTCACCGGACAGTAAATTAGATGTGCCTAATGGGATGAAGTTTTTTGTGTCTCAGTGGTTGACCGACGGTAACCGTGAATATCATGTTGTTGCTTATGCCGATACGTTACCCGCCAAGGGTAAGGTTGTTGAAACTACTATTGTTGATAAGGTTGAGTCTGTGACCGAAAAGGTTTTGGAGTATGACCATTCGCAGCAGCGGGTGGCGCAAGAAAAGTTTTGGGATTGCGGGCCAGCTTCCACCCAAATTGTGTTGCAGTCTGCTGGTGTCGAAATGTCGGAGGAACAGCTGATCCGCGAACTTGGCACCACCACTGACGGCACTAACACTGTGGAGCAGGCGTTGCCTGTGTTGAATCGTGTCACAGATGGGCAGTATAAAGCTGTGTGGCTTCCGCATGATCCTCCGACGCAACGTGAAGAAGATACGTTGTGGAACAATATCAAGGGGAGCATCGACGCGGGGTTCGGGTGTGTACTTAATTTTGAGGTACCATCTAGCAACTTCCCTAGGGGAACTAGAGGTTCTGTTTCTCCGCAGTATCGTGGCAATAAAATTTGGCATTATGTCGCGTGTATGGGTTATGCGGATGACGGGCCGGGTGGGAAACATGTTTGGATAGCTGACCCTGGTTTCCAGCCGTTCGGCTACTGGATGAGTTTACATCAGGCAGCTAGTGCTATCCCACCCCACGCATACGCCTACGCTAGTGTCCAAGTGAAGCAGGATAGGCCCGTATTGGCCCCTGTAAGCCACGTAGAGGCACCGGAACACCTGGATGGGGTTAGTTCACGGTCTGCGTATAGAACGCCGGGAGAGGGGCCGCTAGGCCCACTTGAGGTTGTCCAGTTGAATGATGATGCGTTGCTGCACCAGTTGTGGGTGGAGTGGTCTGCCGTCACTATCGGTGACACCGATGCGGTGTATCGTGTTATCAGGTCAGCCGCCGGTCACGGGGCTGACACGTCGCCGGAGTTCATTCAGCGGGCTAAGCGGGTGCTGTCTCATGTCGATCAGGCGGTGCTGGCGTTGGTGTTAGGTAAAATTGAGCAGGTTGAACCTGCACTAGTGGAAGCGTTGACTAAATAATGAATGCACAAACAAGAAGGTGGCTGTATCTCGCGTCGGGTGTCGCAGCCGCAGTCATACCGATCCTCATCCAGTTGGGTGTGTTGGACAGCGGTCAGGGTGAATCAACAAACACACTGATCCTCACTATCGCCAGTTTGTTTGGCGCTACTGGGGCGGCTACCGCCGCTAAGCACACTCACCAGCAGATCAAGGAAGGGTTTCACGATCCGGCGTTGCCGCCGGTTGACCAGCTACGGGAGTCAGCCAATCAGGTTCTTGCGGAAGCCCAGCAAGCTCAGGTTAACTTGGATGTGCTGAAAGACATTACCGGCAACATAGCGGGCCAGGTGCCTGTGGTGGGCGGTCTTGTTCAGCAAGCTATGGATCAAATTTTAGGCTCTAATAAGGGGTAGCTTATGGGTAAACGTGTAGCACCAGCAGCATTAGCTATTTTTCTGGGTGGCGTGTGGGCGGTATTGACCGCCAAACATATTCCGCCGCCGCAGGCGTTGAACCAAGCTATTATAGCGGCGGTTGGTGCTGCGTTTGCGGTGGGTGCCGCACCCAAGAAGGAGGATAAAGGTGAAGAATGATCGGATAGACAGGTCAGGTTTATACACCGCACCTATCTGGGTTGGGTTACTCATCACCGGGCTATATATTTTGTTTCACCCTCAGGTGGAGTTCGGTATCTCAAACTTTGAGGAAAACCTGCTAGGGTTACTGTTCAGTGCGGGTGCCGCCGCTTGTGTTGCGGGAGTGTTTATTAACAATTGGAGGACCGCATATAAGGTGGAGATAGCGGGGTTGGTGGTTATCTGTGCGGTGTTGGGGTTGTTGGCTTTCGCCACCGACTTGTCGCTGCTGCAACAGTTCACTATGGCTGGCGGGTTGGGTGCGCTGGTACAGATAGGTTCACTGCGAGCTATCACAGTCTTGGGTTCCGCGTTACTTAGGGGCAAATAGGAATAGGGCGGGGAGAGTAATTAAACTCTCCCCGCCCCTTTTTTGTTATCCGCAGTTTGTTTTTACTTCCATACCCGGCCACACAGCCCTCAACATACCGGACCCCATAATTAACTTCATACAAGTAATACACGGCATCCTGGTCACATAGATGGTGGCACCTTGCATGTCCTCACGGTCACAGTGGATAATCGCATTCTGCTCAGCATGTAACGCTACACAGTTGTCATACGATTGTGTGCTACCTTTGGGGATGGTTCGTCTGGGACAGCTTTGGCAGCCGGGATAACCGGCAGGACTGCCATTATACCCAGTAGCTCGTATTCTGCGATCCTTAACAATGACCGCACCCACTTTATCACGTTCACAATCACTCCGTTTCGCTACAGCATCAGCGATATCCATAAAATAATCTGACCAAGATGGTCTGTCCACACTCATCTCCGTTTCAACGCCCGCAGCAACGTCAACCCACCGCGATCAAATAAGGTGTCGGCCACAGCTAACTGTGTAGCATATGTGTGGGCATCCACAAGGGTGTCACATGAATCATGCCATATGTCACCGTCGTAGATACGCCACTCACCGTCACGGTATAATATTTTCCAGTTGCTCATTTCCGCTCCATCCCCAACATACGCAGGAGTCACACATTTTCACGCCGTCTCCCGCGTCGGATACCGGCAAATTAGTGTATGGGCAGATCATCCGATCAGCCCCTCAAGGTCAGCTTCATACTCCGTCACGATGTATTGCAACTCATCTACCCGCAATTCAGCGGCAGCCAGGCGACCGATAGTAACATCTAACTCGACCGCCGCCCGTTCAGCTTCGTCAACAGCTTGGTGCAACCTACGAACGAGATCAGGTAGGCAACCGTGAATGGCGGTAACAAAATCGGCATCAGCTTCTTTATCAAAGTAGCCGACAAATGTTCTTTCACCGTGTGAATCAACCGAATGAACATCGTACCCCGTTTCTCCTGTGTCCTCATAATCCCAATACGTTTCCTCAGCACCGGTAGTGTACGAAAACAGTTGAAACAGGTGGTCAAAAAACTCTACGTCATCCATTGTTAATTCTTCCTCTCAGTAATCTGCATTATACAATGATCCCCAGGACCGTCCACCGACCTCAGAGTCGGCACCGACATGAACGCCACGAAAGGTGGTGGACATGATTTTTGCTATCTCAGATGCACCCCAGGCAGCTTTAGCTGCCGGAACGGATGCCAGAACCTCATCGTGGATAGGCAACCTGAGATATGGTGTGAACCCGGCTTTGTGTAACCGAATCAGACCACCGGCTGTGATATCCCTAGACGACGACTGCACCATATAGTTGAGGGCAGCATACGGCCTGTTCTCATCTACCGGCAACACCCTACCCGACGGTGTGGTAACATACCCATTCATGGTGGCATCCCGTTGTAGCTTACGGGACAGTTCTTTAACCTTAGGGTATGCTGTGTCGAATCCGGCGATAACCTTCTTGGCTAACCCCAGATCAATGTCGGCTTGTCCGGCCAGATTCTTAGCACCACCACCATACACGGTCAAGAAGTTAGTCATCTTACCAATCTTCCTAGACACACCGGAAGCGTCGGCGGTAATTTGGTGTAGATCGTCGCCGTCGATAAACGCCCGTTGCATAGTGGGGTCACCCGACAGCCCCGCAAGTACACGCAACTCCTGTGCCTGATAGTCCACAGACACCATCACCTGTCCCGGTTCCGCAACAAAGCACCGCCTCACCAACCAGTCGCCTGCCGGTAGCGTCTGAGCCGGGATGCCGGTAATCGACATTCGGGCTGTCCTCGCCCTCAGCGGGTTGATTGATGCGTGGCACCTTCCCGCAGAATCCGCTTGCCTCAGAAAGCCATCTACCCATGTTGTTCTCCATTTCCTAGCTTTCTTAGCCTCAACCACGGCGTGAGCAAATTCGTCACCTTGATCTACCAGACGTTCCAGCAGAACCTTATCCACCTTCTTCCTGCCGGTCGGTGTGCGACCGGAGATAGTGACACCCCTTGACTCTAACACAACAGCAACCTGGTCTGTTGAGTTAACATTCTCGCAACCCATCTGACCGGCTTTCCAAGTGTAGTCCAGTTCGGCGCAATGTAAAGTTTCGGCCAGATTCTTTGTGTATTCAACATCCAGCAGGAATCCGGTACGCTCCATAATGGCACACACCTCAGCTAGCTGATGTTCAAAGTCGATCAACTTATTTGACACCGCAGGAACCAACGGCAGCAGATTAGCATACAATCTAGCGGCCAGAATGGTGTCCATACCGGCATACAGCAGATAGTCAGGATTATCTAATTCTACTGTCTCCCAAATGTCTGCAACTTTACAGCCGGTGTCCGATGCTAATGTTTTCATCAAAGTCTTAACAGAATCAGCCACATCTGAGTCGATGTGTTTGCGTGTCAAATCCTCCAACGAGTGCCCGGTACCGCCTTCTTGCTTGGCGCGAGGATCAACCAGATGTGCAAGAATCTTGGTGTCACGAACCTTAGGCCACAGTTCCTCCATCGGCAACCCGAAACACCGGTCAAACACCTGTAGATCGTAGGCGGCGTTCTGGAAGATCAAACATTGCACACCCCTAAGCGAACGAACAACCGTGTCGGTGAACATCCCGCCACGCTCAACCGGAACAACCCAAGATTCTGTAGCTGTACCAAACTGCACCAGCCGACACTTGAAGGTGTCTGAGAAAATGTCAAGGCCGGTTGTTTCTGAGTCGCATCCCAGGATACGCAGATTGGCCCGAATGAAATCACGAAAACCTGCAAGGTCATCCTCCGATTCGACCACATTGATTGTTACCGGTTGGCCTGCTACTTGGTGTGTAAACTGTTTCACGGATTTCCTTTCAGGGTAGGAGACAGGGGGAGCGGGATCGCCGCTCCCCCCATCCAGTGTATCAGAGCCAAACAGGCTGCTCTGACGAACCACGCGGCGGCATCCACGCCTTCCACGTCTTACCATTCTTACCCACACCGGTCTTATAGGTCCAGTCAGGGCCGGGAGCCTCAGAAGTTCCCTCAGGTGCCTCATTGCCCGGTCGGGCCGGTGCCCCACCAGATGTGTTAGCTTTCGCTGACCCACCGGAGAAGTGATTACCGGCTTTCTTCACCTTATCCATCAACTCAACGAGAACAGCGGCCTGGTCACCGGACAACTGCTCATATGCGTCAGGAATGTCTGCGGCATGAATCACGATCCACGGTGCATCAAATCCGGCACCGCCCTTCAGGGTAACCGTAAGACCCTCACGTCCGGTAGACTCAGCTTTAGGTGTGGTCGCCTTCTTAGGTGCCGCCTTCTTGGCGGGAGCCTCAGTGAAAGGTTCAGGTGCGTCGGTGTCAGCTACCACGTCGGCAAACGGATCAATATCGGACAATGTACTACCTCCATCTTTAGCGGCCTCTAGCCGCTGTTTTCCATTGCTCCAAGCGGAGTCAATGCCTCTTAAGCAGGCACCCTCAGAGTGAGGGATACCGCATCCATTACAGTACGCTACCTTATCGGACAGGGCAAGCCCCGGTAGCACAGTTTTCATCAATACCATCCCCAACCTCATGTGCCAGATTGGATTCGTATTCCCACCGTTCGATACGCTCATATGGACACTGAGGCATCGTCAGTTCAGGGAAAAGGGTCCCACCTTTAAGTTTACCACCAAAGGATAGGATACGATCCATGATGTGTTCGGGGCTGTACTGTTGCGGATCAAAGTTAGCGGTATAACTGACAGCGTTGTCAGCCCACAACTCTTGGTACAATGCTTGGAAGCGTAGCATATCCACCAACGTAAGATCGTCAGCAGATTCTACCAGACGCTCAGCCTCATCGTCACCATACATTTTAGCAACCTTATCCAACAGAATATCTTTCGTCGGAATGGCAACTACCGCAGTGTTAGGTGCATACAGGTCATCTTCAACCTTATATCCTTGCGCTTCCAGATCATACACTTGCTCCATAGCGTCACCCAACTTGTTGAACCTGACACGTCGGATGAACCACTTCGCAAAGATCGGATGCACACCCTCAGACACACCTGGCATCTTAGCGATAGTGCCGGTGGGTGCTACTGTCCGTTTTTTGACCGGCACCGGGATACGCAGATCGTGGCAGAACGATACCGCCGCATCATCCACCTGGGTTGCCAGGTTTCGTAACAGATTGCGGAACGTATCGTCAAGGTGGGCCTCAGAATATTTGTGACCCGACATAGCGATAAATGATGCGACACCAAAATGCCCGACACCGATACGCCGGTTACGATCAAGAACCTCGCGGCTCTTAGGATCAGACACCTTGGAGAATGTGGCACGAATCAAGAATCGTGTCATTAATTTGTGAGCCTTCCACAAACCATCCAAGTCGATCCTACCGGTGTTGTCGATGAACCCAGCCAAGTTGACATGCCCCAGGTTACATGGCTCCCACGCCTCAAGCGTAATCTCGCCACACGGATTGGTGCAAATAACTTTGTTAGGTTCACCGATGTTAGACATAGATGAATCCCAGAAGCCGGGTTCACCGTTGTGTTGCATACCCTCGCTGATAGCCTCCATCACCTTATGTGCGTGCCACGCATGACCGTGACCTTGCTGCTGCCAGAACTTATCGTCAACCTCAACGCTGATGTTGGTTGTCCAATGCGAACCGGATGCCTGTTTGATGTTGATGAACCGTTCAATCTGCGGGTCAGCCCAATGCATCATAGCCATACGCGCAGACCTACGGACACCACCGGCAACCACACACTGTGCGATAGCGTGGTCGATCTCCATAGCGGAGATACCATCCAACATTTGACGATCCTTACCCAACTTGGACAGAACCTCGGCTACCTGTGTGAGCATCATAGCCAACGGCACCGGGCCTGACGCGGTACCACCAAAGGTTTTCAGTTTCGCACCCGCATGTCGGATACGGCTGATATCATACACCCGATTGGTGTGTACGGTGTCGGTGCGGTAGAAGGTGTCGATCAGGTCGGTGAGTGCGGCAGCCCAACCTTCACGCGAATCTTCAACCGGGAACGCCCCAGCCCACTCAGAATCGTAGTCAGTTGACAACAGTTTAGCTTCCGCAACATCCAGAAAGTCTGGATGATCTGAGTCACACACAATTTCTACCGTCAACTTATGGTTGACGGGAGGATAGTTGGATAGGTGGCTGTTAGAGTACGATGCACCAACCCCGCCACCCTCCATCAGCCGCATGAATGTGAACGCAAAGTGATCGGCAGGATTGTCGGTCCAACCAGCCACCCAACAGTTGAACAAATGTTCAGCGTTCTTAACCCCGCTAGCCCACAGGTGCCTGCCCGCCGGTAGGATTTTAAACTCTAACATCATGTCGATAAGGTTTTGACGTTCGCCGTCAAGTTGGAATCGTTCATCAACCAACGCAAGGTTACCATCGACCACACGTTCGACTGTCTCCGGCCACGTTTCTTTAGACCCATCCGGCTTAACCCGCGAGTAGGTTCTGGAATAAACAAGCTCACCTGTCGGACCCCAATTAGTCAAGATATTCCTCACATTCATCACAGTAGTTATCGAACATCGCAAACCCACACAGTTCACAGTAATCAACCTGTTCGGGTGTATATTCTTCGTCCTCATCCCATTCCGAATAGTTACCCGCCAGGGTTGCATCTTCTGGGGTCATATATTTACCCATCGTTCACCCCCTTTCCGGCCTCACTTCTAGTATAGGGGAGGGTGGCGGCGTGACACGCCGGTCCACAAAACATTTCTTGATCTTCTTTCGGCCACCTGTTAGGCAGCATAGGTTTCTCATGCGGAAACAGTTCTGGGAATACCTGCGCCCGATAGAACTCCGATGCCGCCATGCCGTTAAATAAACTATCCATGATGTTATGCATCAGCCCACTCTTTCTGTTTCTGCTCGACAAACAGTTCGATCAGTCCCGGCACACGCCGGAACAGCGCAGCTTCCTCGGCGGTCAACCTGTATCGCCCTGACGGGCCAAACTCAATGACAGGCTCAGCACCAGCACCTTGGCACACTTGCTCCCACGGTGACTCATAGCGGTAGTCGTCTGCAAAGTCTGGGTGCTGGCCCATTAGTGTGAGTGCTAGTTTGGCGGTAGGATCGTTGTAGTCGCCTTTCGGCTTGATTGTTTCGGGGAACACTACCGACGATGAGCCGACACCCTCAACATTTTCTGTGATATACAGCACATTGATTTCCCTTGTTAGTGCGACGATAGCTCGCCGCTGAGCGTTTTCCTCCTGTTTGTTTTGTGCGTATTCGCCGTCTGTGAATCGTCTAGCGATAGCCTCGCGGTGGTAGTCACTGACACGTTTGATTGCCAACGGCAGGATAGTTTTCAGGTAAATGTTAGTTGACTCACCGTTTAACGCATCCTTAACTGATTCCGACGAATACAGCACCTTGCCCTCAAAGATATTGCTGTCAAGCACCGACCGGCTCAGCAGTTGTCGGCCACGTTTGCGGAACGTAACCATGATTTCCGGTTCAGACAGTTCTGACATTTTTTGCTGGGTGGCGGGTGTCTCTAGGTACCATTCAATCAGATCATTAGTAAGATTACCAATTTCCTCAGCTTGGCGCACCCACTGACCTGAATGCCACTGAACAAGGGCAGACTTGGCTGCCCGTCCTGCCTGCAAAATAATGTGTGCCGGTACATTGTTTTCCATATGTCTCCTAGATCGCTGCCGATTGAACCGCCGAAACGGATTTCGTTTCCCTACCCCACTTGCCGCACCGCTGGCATTGGAACCGCTGATAGGAACGTGTAGCCGCCACCTGGACACCCCGATAGTGAATATCGTCGGAGCCACAGTTAGAGCAAGCCGGACCTTCAACACCAGTATAGATTGGGATATTCAATCCGTCAACCCACGGCAACAAAATGTGATACATTTCCTCAGTCAGTAACACATCCTGCTTATTGTAGTCCTCCATCTTCTGCTGTGCATCCTTAAGGGATGCACCTTTACCGTAGCGCAGAGTTTTCCACAGGTCACCGCCACCAGTCTCCAACTTTTGACCGGCACCCAACTCCTGAGCAACATATGAGAGTCGGTTAGACATGAACCCAAAGTTACGTTTAGTAACAACCATAAGGTCTAGGTCTTTGTGTGGTGACGGCGGGGTGAGTCCAGCTTTGATGAACTCTGTGCGTAGATGTTTGCAGTCGAACCCTTTGCTGTTCCAGCCCACCACATAGTCAGCCTCGTCTAGAACCTCCCATGCTTTCTGCACCATCTTTTTAGTGCCACCTTTCCATTCGGCGGCGAACTGAACATCAGGTTCATCCATCCACTTCCAGGCCAGACAGATGGTGCGTGCAGGTTCGATGATGTTGTTAGGGCTGATGAATCCGTTTTGTTTCAAATCCCAGATGCCGTCAACTACCGCACTTTGACGTTCTATGTCAAGCGTTACTATTTTTGGTGCCGACACGATTGATCTCCCTTTGTAGATACCATGCTGCTTTGAGTAAATCTTCAAGCTCATTCGATGACGATTTTTTACCCGCACGGCACACATATTTCACCACATTACCGCGACAGAAATCAAGTTGTTCAGTGATTTGAATAACCTCAATGCCGTCGAACTGGTAGTGGTCGGGTTTGTTTACATTATCGGTCACTGCAACCAACCTTCTTGCTTAGGCTTGACAATCGTCAACGATGATTCTTTCACCCAAAACTTAGCGTGAGAATCTAATCCTTCCACATACACGTCGCCGTCATTGTTTCTTTCCTTAAGGACCTTAACAACCTCAAGATATTTGATGACCCTGACGGGTGTACCATCTTTACCTGTGATGTAGGGTCCCGTAGCGGAAGCCAAATCGCCTTTACGCAGACTCAT